ATTGTTGAAGCCATAATTTTATATTACCATTATTTAGGGTATTTGTCCTTTGTTATTTGTCGTTTTGCTTGTAAATCGGTAAGTGTATCTCCACCATCTAGTAGAGCATGAATACAATCTTCATGATTTGGATATTCAGCTTGTCTATTTCTTTTCCATTCTAAAGCATCATACTCAGCTTGTACTTCCACCATCTTTGCTTCTATGTCAGCTTTAGGAATTGGTGTTGTTCCATTATTCCATTCTATTTTACAAGTATCTAAATCTGTTCCATAAACAGTTATTTTTGCATCTGGATTAATTTTTTTAATAGCATTATAAATCATACTGAAATCTCCATAACAAATAAAGTTGATGGTACATCTTGATATTGATAACTTACACCAGAACCAAAGCCACTACCTACAAGTGTTATAACTTCACTGCCACTCCAACCATCTAATAAACCAGAGCAACTTCCATGACCTCTCATGTCTGCCGCTTGTGTTGGATAAGTAAAATTTTGTGCTTTAACAGCGGTGTTTGAACCTTCTTTTTGAATTGTTATTCCAGCATCAGCACTTGTTCCTGCACTTGCCATTCTTGCTTGACCACAATGTCCAATTACAAATACTTTATTTGAAGATGAAGATAAAGTCATACCAGCTAATGTAATCAAAACTACTGGTGGTGAGCTATGGTCTGTATCAACTTGTACTAATGCTTCGCCATATAAATATTGTATAACTTTACCAAACCCTGTCGCCGTTCCACTATTAGTTAGTGTTGCCCCAGAAGGAACTGTAAAAGTATCTCCTGAATCTCCAAGTGCAAAAGCTGTGCCTGTTGCTGGTGAAATTTTGTTAGTTTTTACTTCTGTAGTAGAAGTTATTGTTGTGGGTAAAAGTAATGTAGAATCAGTTAAAGTAAGACCAACGCCTGAAGGTACTGTTACAGTATCTCCTGAAGTACCAACTTCTAAAGCTGTTCCTGATTGCGGATCTATTTTATCTACATTTATTAAACTCATTAAACTACTACCAATGTTCCAGTAACTATTATAGTAGCCGGAACTGATAAAGGTCCTGCTAAAACACCATTCTCAATAGTTTGATTTACACTTATAGTAGCTGCTTGATTATTTATAAATTCATCGGGACCTGTTGCACCCCCAACATATTGAATTCCATTTATTACTGCCGTCATATTTTCTCCTATGAACTAATAGTGTCTATATATGAAAGAACCGTATCTACAGAACTTGCTGTATCACTTTTCACATACAGAGTATCACCGTTTTTTAAAACAACCTTTGCGCCACCTTGAATCAACTCGATAGCTGAATTCGGTGGAATACTTACATTTTTCGCAAGATAAAAATTAGATGAATTAGTAATATAAACATCTACTAAAATAGTTGTTGCTACAATATTACAACATCTAATTCCTATAACAGCATCATAATCTCCTGCCGGTAAAACCGAGACTGGTGATGTTCCTGTTGCGCTTTTTAATACATTTCTAAAATCTTGTGCCATAATTTTTTCCTATAATGCGACGGCCATTGCTAATGCAAATCCGGCGCTCGCTGCTCCTACTGCATTTCCACTTGCATCTAAATAAACAGATTTACTTGCTGGTAAAGTACAAAATACATCTTTAGTGCCAAGTGCAAAATCAACAACATTATCTGAATTAGAACTAGTAATAATTGTAGTTCTTTGAAGATTTGTTGTTGTGCTTAAAGTACCTAAACCAACTTCCCACTCCGTTGTACCTTGATTAAAAATACAATAGTAAGTGGTATTACTAGTTCCGATTCCTGCTGCAAAAGTATCAAAACCAGTCGCAGCTGTTGCTGAAATAGCAAAAGTTGTTTGACTATTTCCTGTCGCCGTACTGGTTGTCTTTACTCTGTCATTTATAACCAAAGCCATTTAATTCTCCTTAAGCCATACTTAGTATAGCATTCGCCGGTGTTGTCGGATCGGGGAAAGTAATTTTAAATGTACCATTGGTACATGTTTTACTTCCACTAAAATCTAACACAACAACTAATCTATTTGCTAAACCATCAACACTAGTACTATTATAGATTGCTCCATACGCTGCCGTAATTGTTGCCGATGTCCATTCAGTATCTGCAAAATCACATGATGCAACCGCAGTTCCTGAAGCTACTGCTTGTGAACTTAAAGTATTTCCTCCAGTGGAATAATTAGTTCCAGAAGTTCCAACTTCGTTTGTAACTACGTAAATAGTACTCGATGTATCATATGCACTAGATGTGTATAATGCGAATTTAAATGTGTTACCTCCAGACGCAAGATCGTGTTGCGCTGAAAATAAAGCCCCTCGTAAAGAGAAAGGTATTACATTTGCCATTTATTTGTCTCCTTCATAATTAATTACTTGATGGTGATTTTGAGATTAGTTGAGCGCGAATAACTCCATCTTCATATTCGCTTCTGCGTCTCTGACCGATTTGCTCGATTGAGTACGATTCTAAAGCTTCTTGAAAAGCTGCTTTATAATATTGTAACATATCCTGCGGACCTTTCAAGTATGCATATGTATTTACCAGACATGCATACAAAAGTAAATCAGGATATTTATTGGACACATAAGTACCAGTCGTGGCTTTAGTCGAATCTGTTAAACTAACAGGATCTTTGTTATAAGCCATCGTAATCTCATATTGAGCATTGGGAGTTGGGGCTATTACCCAACAACTTTCATTCCAATTAGCCCAATATTTAGGTAAAGAAGTAGATCCCGTTGAAGGAATATTATAATACTCGGTCATAAAACTGGTATCTCTTTGATCTAAATAAACCTGTTTATTAGAACTATCCTTTAATTGAACATATCTAATAATTCTACAGGCATCGGGAATACTTACATATCTGTTGCCAATAATGGTATTAGAAGTAGAATAAAATCTCTCTACATCTACATCTACTGCTCTAAAAATAGTCTGCTCTGCATTTTTAATGATTCTTTCTAAAACAGTATCGCTTAAAACCGTATCTCCAACTTCGGTGTAACCTCTAATGTCTGTTTGTAAATTTGCTAAAGTATATATTGGAGCTGCCATTATCCGTTAACTACTCCTAATGTTACAGGACCAGCGGAACAGTACGCCCCGCCTCCATTAACCGACCCATTTGTTGCTGTACCTGAACTTGTAAAGAAAAAATAATTTTCTGGTGAAGTTAAAGTACCCGGCGCAGTTGTTACACTTCCATCAGAATTTTTCTTTCCAATAGTAATGGTAAATCCTCCTGACGCACTAATATCACTTATATTATCAAATGTAGGAACATTTGCAAATTGTTGTAAATTTCTTGCGTCCGGCCCTCCTGAACCAGTAGCCGTAACTACAGGGGGTCCTCTGAATCTTACTTTATCACCAGTTGATCTTTGATGATCAATTGAAAAAACATTTACAAAAGTACTTCCTCCATATTTTATAGTTTCAAAAGGATTAGTACTTAACATAATTAAACTAGTTACAGCTGCAGGTTGAGGTCTTGCATTTCTTAATGCTTGTGGATCACCACCATGAAATCTTGGATCTAATTGAGGTTGTTTAGGTTCGTATTCAGAATAATGAACTAAAAAACCATTCCACTCTTTAACCATTTCTCTGTATGGAAACGCCATTCCTGATCTATCAGAAATAGCCATTGATCTTTTTCCTCTAGCAAAAACTCCGGACATTATACTCCATCTCCATAAAATGTTTGTGGTGTAATATATGATGATGTTTGTTGACCATCTTCTGCCAATGCTCTTAATAATTCATCTTCATATAATAATCTTAAACTTTCTGTTCTATCAGGAGAATATTTTATACTTAAATAATAAGCAAGTCCTGAAATTAAAGCTGGATAAAATCTAAATATGGTATCTGAAGTATTTGTGTAATCACCTACATCTTGTAATTTAGCCATGTAATAAAAATTAACTAAATAATTTGCTCCAGAAAAACTAGAACTAGGTGTTGTATATAAAAATAAATTTGGTGAAGCAGTTATAGTACCTGCTGCGTTTCTTACATATGCTTGTCTTTGAACGTAATATTGTGAAGGAGTTCCTTTTGATAATTTATTTGGTAATGCTGAATAAGTAGATCTGCCTATTTTAGATAAAGCTGTATCTACAGGTGCTGTTGCACTTGTATTATTTCTAACATAAGCTTCTAAGACATCACTTATGTCGGTTGGAAAATTTGTAGTGTCGGAAGTCCAATTATATTCTGCCTGTCCTTCCACTAAAGGAATACTAGCTAAACTAATTTTCCAAAGATGAATTCCTCTATTGCCCCATTCCGCTAATAAAATATTTAATGAACGCCTCGCACTTTTTAATTGATAGCCCGTTCTCGCTCCACGTATGCTAGTTCTTTCATACGCTTCTTCGATTATTTCATCAATCGAAGGATTGAAGGCTGTTGTTCCTGAAGTAGCCATTTATCCTCCTAGCCGTAATAGAATGTTACATCCGCAATTGTACCCAAAGAACAAGTTGGCTTTGTTTTACAACGTAAGCCAGTTCCTGGAAGAGTGACATTATAGACAAAAGGTGATGATGCTCCATTGGGAGTTCCCCAAACACCCAAAGATGTTCCATTATCTTCTATATCAATAGTGCCCGCTCCTGCTGTACAATTTGCAGAAAATCCTAAAACTCTTGCAGGTCCTGCAAAAATTACTTGGTTTGCTACAGTACTAACTATTCTTTTAGCTTTTATATCTACTGGATATGTACTCATATTTTTTATTCCTTAATCGTGAGCTCCCGAAGGAGCTCACATTATTTTATTAGCCAACGTCAACGTTTTGAATATACGTAACCGTTATCCAACCTTCACCTGCTCCCAGGTTAGGGTAAGTTAAAAGTAATCTTCTATCTGTAGAACCAACGTCTGCCCATGCATCTACTCTTGCTTTATTAGCTCCAGCGGTAATTTTAATGATACCTAAAACACCACCAGTAAATGCAGCAGCTGCTGTAAATGCAGTTGCGTCGCCCACATAGCCTAAGCCAGCTGTCGCTGCAGATCCACTCCATATAACACTTACATATAAGTCTGCAGAAACCAATTGGCTGTTTGCAGGAATTATGATGCTTGTTGTACTGGTAGTAGCAGCTTGAGTAATAGCTTCGGTTTGTGACATTAACACAGAACCTACATTAGCCATATTTGTGCCAACAGTAGTCCCTGTAGTATTACTTATCGTGCCCGCTTTTACTGGACCCGAAAATGTAGTTGTTGCCATAATTATAATCCTCCTAGTTTATGTAGATCTAGTCTCTAGGCCGTCGACTATACGCGTCTAGATCTAATTAATAATTGTATAGTGATTAAAATATATATGAAATTTGAATAGAGTGCAAGAGATCCTACAGTAAAAGTACGATTTCAGCGATGTGACGTTTATCTAAGTTGCCACAGAAACTTGGGCAGCCGAACGTTCAATTGCATTTTCTCTATCTGCAATTTTAGATTCTTCCAGTTTGATCTCAGTAATAATACCTTTAATTGCATTATCAATTTCGACCATGTTGAGAGTATATTTACCTTGTTGCTCATACTCCAACTGCCACCTCAACTCCAAGGACCGTTTTTGTTTGTACAGGTCTTCGGTCATGATTAACCTCCTCATAGGTTATTCGACGGGTATCTCTAAACATTCCCGTTGATTCCCATTTTACACTCTTTTCTCCCAGTTTGTCAAGGATTCCTTGTTCAATAGATTCAGCATTATCCTCCGCTAAAACTTCAAATTTAGCGTGATGATCGTAAGCCCAAATATTTACTAGGAATTTCCTCATTCTTCACCTTTATTTTAAGATTGTGGCGGAACGATGTCCCGCCACAAAATATTGAGTTTATTAGATGTCTGATCCGAAGATACCTCTAGGGTCAGAGAATCCGAAAACGTATCTCTCTCTAGCTTTGTATCTAACGTTACCAGTATCGAAGTCACCTTCCATTGAAGTTTTCAATGGTGCTCTTGTAAAGTGTTTCAATCCATTAGGAACATCAGTTTTAATGAACCATTTACTTGTGTCAGTTAAATAGTGATTAACTACATAACCTTCAGGTATTGCGCCCATATTATTGATCGCATTGATGTCATTATCTGCTGTCTGAGTTCTTCCTTTAGATTTTAACAGTCTTTCCGCAGTAAATTGAAGCGCAGAAGGAATTACTAATTTCATTCCTCTAGCCGCAATTTTTAGACCTCTTTCATCAGTCATCGCAGCAATGTCGATCAATGCTTGCTCTAATGATGTTTCATTTAAATCAGCTGCTGTAGCCAATTCATTTGAAAAAGTCCCTGCTAAAGTTGGGTGGTCAGTAGCACAAAGCTCCTTACCGTCCCCACCTGCATAAGATGAACTAAACGCGTTATTTAAAACACCCGCGCCTTTGACTTGTTTTGTATTAGCCATAGATCTTGCTAAAGCTTTTGTGTATCTGCTTGCAAGTCTATCATACAAGTTGTCCTCGATCGCTTCTTCAGTGATCGCGAACGCAAGTGCGATTGTTTCATTTGTATAACGAGCTGTGAAAGTTTCTTGCGCACTGTCGAAAGATACGCCTTGACCTTCAGGTTTAACTGTTGCATTTGCGAAACCACTTAACATTACTTCTTCTTCAAAAGCTCTGTCAGAGTTTTCTGTATCAAATATTTCAGCTGCTTCGTTTACATATTGTTTATACTCAAGTCCGAATAGTGCATTCAAACCTGGTTCTAGTTCTTTAACTAGCTGTGCTCTTGATATTGCCATGTTTTATTCTCCTATTCTTCCTTAGTATTTAACAGACATAATAGAGCCTGGTGCAAATCTAACGATAACGTTAGAGTTGATAGCTGTATTGTCTGAGTTTAAAGGGTCGTTAGCGATTCTCACTATTTGGAACGCGTATTGGCCCGCACCAGCCGCTGATGAAGCGCCTGTTGCTAATTTAACTGTAGATTGACCACTCGTAAACGAGGTACTTAGGTCAGCCATATTATAAGTTAAATCGCCTGCCATCGCCGCGACAGTTACTGCCCCTGCGGCTTTGACTACGTATTCTTGCATAGGATTATCATTAACAAAACCGACACCGTCTGTTGAACCGGTATTATAGTTGGTACCGAATGCTTGACCAGACGCAACTGTATTTCCCCATGTTGGTTTACTTGTAGTGCTATCTACATAGAAAGCTCCATTAAATACACCATTCATAGGAAGAATGTTAGCTGTGTTGTTCGCCCATCCTGCTCCTCCTGTTATACCGTCGTCCATAGTGCCATTAGCTGCATCCTGTAAGTAACCAACACTGCCCGCGCCTTGTTTAGAAGCTGGGTCGTTTTGGTATAGTCCCTTACCAGGAGCTGTTTCGATCGGGTACTCAGATAAACCTTGAGTAGCTGGTGTGCTACCTAAAGTATAAGTTGATCTAAGACCAAATCCGCCTGTTTGGTTTGCCATGTTTGTCTCCTTTTGTGACCTGTCCTTGCGGACTTCCAGTCACGGTTGATATAAATCGTTGGTTAGGAATTGTTAAAAAATTAACTTTTCTTTGTACCACCGAAGGTTACACGAGTCTGCCTCTCTTGATTGATTGGCATACTTGGGTGCTGTTCCTTAAGAATATCGTGTTTAATAGCTTCTTCTTTAGCTTCGTTTTGCTTGTCAAAATATTCTTGACGAGCTTTCGCGATTTCTTCTGGTATCCTAGCCAGCACTAGGCCTCCTACTCCGATCATTCCTGCGTATTTGCCTTCCTTCATAACGGGATAATCTTGATCCGGATATTCATCTCCTCTTACGAGTTCGTATCCTGATCTTATCATTGCTGTCATATTCTTTGAATCATCAAAGCCCATGACTTCATGTCTTATCCATCTGTGTCTGAATCCAGCTGGCGCATTTGGTGCATCGAGAGATGAGGGTGGAGTCCATACTATTTTTTTAGCTGTTTTAGCTTTAGTTTGACTCGCACGAGAAGTTTTTTTATCGTCTGTTTCCATATGCTTATACTCCTTCCGTGATTTTTAATTGTTTTGCATAATCTTCTAGTGGCACACCTAATCTTTTAGCAATTGCTACCTGTGAGGGTGTGAGCTTAACAGTTTTTCTGCGTCCTGTGTTAGCTGAACGTTTCGCTGAAGCTACATTCTGAGTAGGTTTTACTCTTTCTGTAGAAGTTCCATTTATCTTATCAAATTTATGGGGGAATTCAACTCTTATTCTTTTGTCAACTTCCACATAATATTCATTAGATTTTGGATCAAAACCTTCTTCTTCTACGAGCTTTTTATGTATATCAAAAGCCGTATAAGTCATTGCAGAATCATTACCAAACCAAGCATTCTTGGTTGCCCAGTCTTCTGCTCTAGGATCAGGAGCAATAGGTTGCCTATATTGTTGAGGCGTAATATTAACATCCTTTGGTTTAGGTTTTGATTCATTAGCTATTTTTAAGGCACTCAGTCTTGCTGCATCCATTGTCAAATTTGCAATTTGTTCCTGGGCTGCAACCTGTCCGTCAACGTTCTGAGATTCAATAGCAGTTTTTAAAGCTTGCTTGGCTCCCGCCATGCTATTCTTTACTCTGCCTTCAAATTCAGAAACATAAGACTTGTCTAATTTAGAAAATCTATTTTCTAAATCATCCTTATCTTTTTTTGCCGCTTGTGCGTAAGCCACAGCTTCTTCTTTTTGTCGCTCTGCTTCACGCATTTTACGAGTTAGTTTAGAGATACGTTTTTGAACGCCTTCACTATATTTTTCTAACTCTTCTTTCTTCTCTTCTTTTTTTTCTTCAACTTCTCCACCTTCTTTTTTTTCTTCGGGCTGTGCTACTTCCTCAACCTCTATTTTTTCTTCCTGGGGTGCTTCAGTTTTTTCTGGTTCACCTTTATCATCTAAATTAATTTCAGCGCCTTCTTCTTCGCCGACATCAACAAGATCATGTTTTTTTTCTTCTTCTGGCATAGTTTCCTTCCTATGTTAAATATGATGAAGAACAGCTTCAGGATCTTTAATAGTTCCTAAAACTTCGTCATCGTTTAGTAGTCGCACTTCCCCACCTTCTATTGGTAATCTTGAACCCGCGTAGCGAGCAAAGATAACCCAATCTCCTTTTTTGCACCAGGGTCCTGATGTAAATTTCTTTTCGGTATAACACAATGGGCCCATTTTTAAAACGTAACCACAATTGGTAGCTATTCTTATTTTATCTAAAGTTTCTTGTGCAATTAGAATTCCGCCTTTAGTTTTATCTTTAGGTGTAAAAGGTAAAACTAAAATCCTCCAACCCGAAGGTTCAGGTAGTTGATCAACATTTGTTATGTTGTCTGGACTTAATGGATCTTTTTGATTTTTTTCTTCTTCTTGATATTTATCTAATAATGCGGATTTATTTTTTGGTGTTTCCTTTAATGTCGACGATGTTTCCTCCGGTATCATGTTGCTCCTTAGCTTTTAGCAGGTTAGAGATTTCCTGTAATGTTAATTGTACAGCGTGTGCTTGTCCTAGTAAATACTTATATTTTTCGTAATTGTCAACCCCACTACCCGTTAACATCGCGTCGCCAATAACGTTTAAATTTTCTTTAAGTCTTTTTTGTATTTTATATATTATACTTAATTCATCCATTTATATTAATCGGACTTGTTATCTCGTAGCTATGCCGCCACCTCTAGTAGCGATACCCATAGACTTGACATGTTTATTTGTACTTCCACCGCCTCTTAAAGCAATTCCTTTACCTCTTTTAGCAAGTCCGCCGCCTCTAGCTGTAAGTTCATCTACAACTCTTCTTTGTTCGGCTCTTAAATTTCTTGCTCCAGATTTAGTGTGTGCTCTTTCAGCGTCTACTCTGCCAAGTTCTTCTAGTCTATTCATTCTTCTTGTATTTGCCATTTTTATCCTCTTTTTTTAGCCATTTTTTTAAAAGTTTTTGCTAAGTTATATCTTTTAGATCCTGGAGGACAAGTTTTGCTACCAAATTTTTTACCTGTGCAAACTCCTTTAGTTCCTCTTCGTTTAATAGATGCATCTACTTTTTGAATCCAGTCACCATCTTTAGCTCCAACACGACCGCCTTTAGCCATTGGATAACGGTCTTCACGACTCGCCATGATTTCTTTTTTATTCATTGCCGTAGAATTAAAAAACTGTGGCATGACTATCTATTAATCTTTCCAGATTTTTTAGCTGCCGAACCAAATTTTCCATAAGACTCATCAGCCGAAGCTTTAAGTTGTGCTTCACTTCTTGGCTTTCTAACTCTCATAGCAATCGATTCGTCTTTACGATCTTTGTATCCTTGTTTTTTATTAGAGCCAGCTTCCCCATAAGGGAATCTAACATCAGATCTTACTCCATTTTGTCTCATATTTTTTTCCTTTAAGTATAATACTTAGTTTTTTTTCGTCTGTCACTCATTACTTTACCACATCCCCTTGCAATTGCAACACGGACAGGTCCACCCTTTTTATATTCTTTTTCCCATCTAACTGCTACTTCAGGGTGATTAGCATGTAGATATTTTCTTTGTTTTTCAGACTTAAAAGGCATTATTTTTTACCTTTACCATTCCTAAAAATTTGAGTCCCCTTTATACCGAATATGCTGGCACAAACTAAAATCCACAAATTTGTAAACCATGAGGGAAGTGCTTTAAAATGCTCAAAGAAAAGATTTATCTTCTCCATGGCCGCCGGATCATCTGACCAGACTCCCCAGGCCAAAATTATTATGGGCAGTGTGAGAATCGCTAAAACGACCTCGTCCTTATAATCTTTGTCTCGGGATTC